ACAGGGGAGGTCGCCGAGTCCCAAGGCGATGGCCGCCTGACACTTGATGACGAAACCGAGCCAGTTGGTGCGATCCAGCTCGCTACGGCAGTGAAGGCGCTCCGGTTCCGGCTGGCCTTCGAAGTCCGCTGTTGCGAAGCCGCCATCGAGGCAGGCTTGATAACGCTGATCGATCCGCGTGAGTTTGCGGCCGATGTAGGCGGTGGGCGCTACCACTCGTAGATCGTGTAGGCCTTGGAGGTCCCCGCGCAGAACAGCGTCATCGCCCCCGAGGGCACGTAGCCGTCGCGGAAGCTGATGCACGTCCCGGCCGGAATTGCGATGCCCGCGTTCGCGGTGGCCGTCCCGGCGATGCGCAGGGTCATCACCGTGTCCGAGTTGTTCGACACGATCAGGCCCTTGCGTTTGTCGTTGGCGCTGATCGAGGCGGTGTTGTTGGTGAGCGTGCCGGCCGTCTCGGTCGGCTTGAAAAGCTCGGCTGCGAACATGGCTGCCCCTAGAAGTATTCAGCCTGCGTCGTCGTGCGCGGCGCTGACCTGCGGTTGGAAAGGATGCTCCCCAGACCTGCGGCGTAGGCCGCCGTGCTGTCGGGAACCGGCTTCTGGAAGGTGCCCGCAAGGCGACGGGCAAGCACACACTCAAGCCCGTGGCGGTTGCGCTCGCTCAGTGGGCATTCGTCGTCGAGGCCGAGGCTGTCCAGCCTGACCCACTCGCCAAGCTGGGCGTCGTAGATGCTGATCTCGGGCGCGGCCCCGTCATCCACCACCTGGATCAGCGCAAGGTCGCGGGGCTTTCGGGTCTCGCCGCTATCGGCGTCTTCGACCTCGTCAGGAAGAGAGATCGTGAAGCCGGCGGCGAACACGCGCTGTTGCTCTTCGGCCTCGCAGTCGTCTGTGGCCAGGTACTCAGTCAGTCGGCCGAATCCGCCGTTGTCCACGTACTCTCGGAACATGGCGTTCAGCACGATCCGCCCGCGCTCGGCCTCCCAATCCGCCAAGCCGCCGTTGAGGGCGTCCTCCGCGTCTCGGGCGCCCAGCTCGACGACAGCGCCGCCGATGACGTCTCGCACTGTGGCCAAGGGTCAGAGGGGGCTTACGCCCCCTCCTCCTGCGCCTTGGTTCGACGCCGGGGCGTTGCTTCCCCGTCGTCCACTTCGAAGTGGTTGTGCGTGGCGAAGCGCTGATCGCTCACCCCGTCCACCCACTCGTTCTTCACGAACTCCACGCCCCAGTGGACGATGTTGTTCGGACCCGAGAAGTCGTCGCTCGGGTCGCCGACGAAACGAACGCGCATCAGGGCACCGTGAAGAAGACTTCGACGGTCAGCGTGCCACCGGCCGACACGGCGGCGTCGTTGACCGAGGCCTGAAGCAGCAGGGAGCCCTTCGGGTCGGTCGTCTGGCCGCTGACGTGCTGGAACGCGCGCTTGCCGTAGTTGGCGATGTCCTTGATGAGGGGCTGGCCGGTGGCCGCCGTCCCCAGGACGATGCCGTCGTTGAGCGCGTCCGGGTCGCTGGTGATGTTGCTGTCCACGGCCATCAGGCCGAAGTCGAGCGTCGCCGTGGAACCGGAGTCGCAGTCGTCGATCGAGTAGCGGCTGATCCCCAGGATGCGCGCGTTCGAGGGGATATAGCCGAGGTCGTAGGTCGAGGTGGCCGACGCGGCGGCGCTGATCTCGATGGTCCGAGAAAAGCCCTTCACGTCGCCGCCCATGCCGTGGCCCAGGCGGGTATCGGCAGCCGCAGCCCCGACAGCCTTGAGGTTTTCAACAGCCATTTGGCTTCTCCTATGGCGAGCGGGCGGCCACAAAGACCGCCCGTCGCGTGTTCAGGGTTGGTGGGGGTTAGCTGTCGGCGCCGGCGGCCGTGTAGACCGTCACGATGCCCTGCTGCTTGCCGTTGAACGCGAGCTTCTTGACGCCGCGCAGCTCCTCGATGGCGACGCCGGGGCGGAACCCGTAGTCGTTCGTCTCGGTGCGCGGGGTCGGGGTCTGCCCCCAAGCCAGGCCGAGGGCCTGTTGGCCGCAGAGGAAGTTCGGCTCCACGTCGGTCGAACCGCCCGAGCCCACGTTCACGATGTGGGGGATCTCGGGGATCTCGCGGAAGATGATCCCGTCGTAGATCAGGTCGCCATCCTGGAAGAGCGGGTTCTTCGCCATCGCGTTGCCCTCACGGGCGCGCGCGTCGCGGTTGGCCGCGATCATGGTCGAGTCGTTCTTCAGGTCGCGGAAGGACCGCGGCCCGCAGAACATGATGAAGAACTCGCGGTTGTCTTCCGTCTTGAACGGCATGATCCGCGGGGTCGCGTTCCGGGCCATCCGCTTCGCGAGCTGCGCCGTCGCCACGGTGAGCTTGTCGTCCGTGGTGTCGAGCGTCGCCAGCGCCACGGAGTGGTCGTTGGACGAGATGTTCGAGCGCAGCTTGCCGAACAGCACGCGGTCGCTGTTGAGGGCGAGCCAGGCGTCCTTGTTGGCCTCGGAGGCGGTCGTGTAGCTGACGCCTTCGTAGCGCTCGAACGTCGAGCCGGCGACGTAGCCCGCGGCGATCTGGTAGCCGCCGTTGGTCGCGTCCTCGGTGATCTCCGCGTAGAGCTGCGTGGTGTTGCCCGTCGAGATCGTCGACATGAAGCCGTAGATCAGGTCGGTGCGGAGCGCTTCGCCGGCCCACTCGCCCAGCGCCGACTTGGCGGCGTTGAGAAGGTCGATCTCGGTCTTGTAGCTCTCCGACTTCGGCACCACGACGCCGTTGCGGTCCCAATCGATCGTGATCGGGCAGTTGTAGTTGTTGAGCTGCGTCTCGCGACCGCGCAGCGCGGTGGCGCCGCCCACGCCCTTGTTCTTGAGCGAGAGGATCAGCGGGATGTTGATGGTCTTCCCCGCCTCGGTCTCAAGCTCGTGCTTGGCGATGATGACGTTGTTCTTGCCCTTACCGATGTAGGGCTTGAAGCCCGACATGCGGACTTCTTCTTGCAGGAAGTCGGATTCCCAGAGTTGGCGCTCCGACTCGCTCGCGAGTTGAACTTCCATGACTTAGTCCTTGAAGACGGTGTCGAACGCCACGCCCGGACCTGTGGGGATCGCGCCCGGCTTTGCGCTGCCCGCAGAGGGGGCAGTCGCCAGGGAGCGGGGCGGCGGCGACGGTGGAGACGGTGGCGCGACCGTGACGGCCGGCGCCGGGTTCGGATTGGCCGGGGCGGCGTTCAGGGCCTCGAACTTCGCGAAGAAGTCGGGGTCCATCATCCGCTGCATCACCTGATCTCGCCGGTACTCGGCGAAGGCGAAGCCGGCAGGGTCGGGACTGCTCAGGGCTCGCTCGTAGAAGCTCGGGTCTTCTTGCGAGAGGTCTCGCGCCCACTCCGCGACCTCCCTGGCCTTGTCGGCGCCATGGGTGGCGGCGAGGGCCTTGAAGGACCATTCGAAGGTGAGTGCGCTCTCCCGCTCGCGGTAGGCCTCGAAACCCGCCGGGTCCGCTTCCGGATCGGGGGCATGAGACATCTGGCGCCGCTGCGCCCGCTCTTGGGTCAGGGCCTTGTTGAGGGCCGCGACCTGTTCGCGAAGGCGCGTCGTTTCGTCGGGCTCGGCCACGGCGGGCTCCGGCTCGGGAGCCGGTTCCGCAGGTGCCGCAGGCGCAGGTTCGGCGGCGGGAGCCGCTTCACCATCTGCCTTGGCGACGAACTTGCCGTCTGGTCCGCGCGCCGGACCCTTGTCGGAGTCTGCGGCGGTTTCAGGCGCCGGGTCCGCAGCGGGTGCGATCTCGGCGTTATCCACGACGGCAGCGGGCTCGGCGGGGCTATCCCCGTCGAGGAAGGCGAGCTTGTCCAATGTTGAAGTCCCTTTGCCCGTAACGGCGGCAACCCGAACGCCCGATCAGCGGCGGCCTGTGTTCGGTGTTACGCCCCGAACTCGCGGTCGCCCGTTGGCCCCGGCGGCGGGCTTGAAGCGGTCGCGGCGGCCTTCAGGGCCTCCGTCTCCGGCTTAAGGGTCTCCGTCCTCGTCTTCGCCGCATTGAGGTTGGCGGTGGACAGCTTGACGGCCGTGTCGGCCTTCTTGTTCTCAACTTCGGCGACAGCATGAGCCTCGGCGATCTGCCGCTCCGGCCCTTGCTGCGCGTTCGCCGCCTCTTCCTTGCGCGCCTTGCGCTTCTCCAGGAGCGGGCGCTTGTTCGGCATGGCCGACAGTTCCAGCACGTCGTCGAAGGTGACGTCGTTCGGGTACATCTCGGCCAGCTTGGCGAGGGTCTCGAACTGCTCCTGCTGCACGTTCGCCGTGTCCGGGATCGTGTCGAGGATGATGTCCACGTCCAGTTCGGCGACGGCGTTCTCGTAGCCCAGGACCACCGCCCCATCAGGCATCTGGAACGCGGGCTTGCCGCCCTGCATGAGCTGCGGATAGTGCCCCTGCTCGTTCGGCTGCGCCTGCATGTCGGGCAGCGGGACGCCGCCCTCCGGCGGCTGGTTGATCCCGATGAACTGCGGCGAGCCTTCGTCGTCCGTCACGCGCACGAACATCGGGCCGGTCCAGAACTGCTTGGCGCGCCACCAGAACTGGCGATAGACGCGAAGCTCCCACTCCTCAACGCCGCCGAACAAAACCGCCTGCTCGGTCAGGCCCGCTTGTTGGCGGATCAGGTTCGAGCGCCCCGATTGGTTCTCGCCCTGGCGCCCAAGGATCGCCGGGTTAGGGCTGAACCGCTCGGCCATCGCCTGCGCGTCGCGCAGCAACTGCACCTGGCCGGTGATGACGTCCTGGCGCGGCACGATCTGCCAGCCCGAGGGCAGCACGCCGTCAGGCCTCGCCGCCTCGTCCCTGACCTCGTCCTTCTCGCCCATGCCCGCGCCGGGCTGGCTCTCCTGCACCTGGCGGGTGTTCAGTTCGTGAAGCAGCTTCGCCGAGCGCTTGTTGATCTCGTCCTGCGGGCCGCGCAGGTCGCGCACGATACCCGAGCGGTTGTTGTCGGTGTCGACGTAGCAGCTTTGCGCCTCAATCGGGCAGATCGGCTGCTTCCGGTCGTTTACGTAGGGCGAGACCCCGCTTTCCAGCACGCCGCCCGACACGAACTTGCAGCGCATCCACTGGCTTTTCTCGCGGTAGTAGATCTCCACCACCATGATGCGCTTCTGGCGCTTATCGACCCACGCGACCGTGTTCCCGGCGGTTCGGGGCTTGTCCTGCGTGATCTCGTCGAAGCCGAACCCCTGCCCCGCGAAACACGCATCGACGTCGGTCTTGTTGTCGGGGTACTCGGCCTTGACGTCGTCGGCCCACTGCCACTTCGCCATACCCATGAACCGGGCGTCGCTGAAGTCCTGGCGACGCGAGCGCGGGTCGTAGAAGAACTCCTCCCACTTGATCTGGTTGAAGGTGACGTTTCCGTCTTCCTCAACCTCGATGATGGCGGCTCCATTCCCCGGCACTAGGTAGTCGAAGGCGACGTCCAGCTTCTTAGCGTCGAAGTCGGCCTTGTCGGCGATGTAGCGCAGGCTCTTGGACGCGACGTCGGCAGCATCCTCGTCCTGCGGGTTGCGCGGGAAGGCCCGCGGGTCCGTCGCGCCCTGCTTGATGACGCCCAGCGTGCCGTTCACGGCCAGGCGGGTGATGTTCCACACGTTGTCGGGCTGCTTGCGCTTCTTGAGGATGCGCAGCTCGTCACGTGTCCACTGAACCCCGTAGTAGCGCTTGCGGTCGTTGTCCTGAGACTGCCGGCCCTCGTAGGTCTCGGTCTGGCTCTCGACGTACATGCGCTTGAGCGCGTCGAGGTTCGGCCCCTCCTCCCCGTTCGCCTGCGCTACGCCGTCCGCCATGAGTCAGCGTCCTCTCTGGGTCGGTGGCCGTAGTCGGTCGGGTTGCGGCTAGGGACGGCCGCCTTGGGTATCCAGGGGCGGCTCATGCAGGCGTAGCGAGCCTCGTCGGCAACGTGGTCTTCGCCGTCTGTGTCCAAGTCTTCGGCCCTGTTCGCGTCGTGCTGGAGCACAGGGACCGTTCGAATGAAGTCCGCACAGGTCGAGAAGACGAAGAGCATCGGGTCCGCGATGGGGTTGCCCTGTTCGTCGGTCGGCCCGGCGATGCGCGACCGCATCTGATCCCAGCCGCCCATTGCGCCAGCCTGCGCCACGCGCTTGTTGTCCGCCGGTCGGAAGTGCGCGCCCTCTCTGCGCATCCGCTCGGCTATCGACGGGCCGCCGTCCTCGGCGAAGGCCGAGGGGTCCAAGACCGCCAGCTCGACCTTCTCGCCCTTCTCCCGCGCCACGATCCCCTGGCCAACGGCCTCCGCGGGAAGCTTCAAGCCTTCGTTCGGCTTACCCGTTGACCCGTACCACTCGCGATAGCGAACGATGGCGCCGCGCGGCATCCGGCGTCCGCCGTAGGTTCCATCCTCCGGCACGACGGCCCACCAGCCCACAGAGAACGGCTTCGCCGATCCCCAATCCATCGACCTGATCCGCAGCCACTCAGGCGGGACCGCGAAAGGCTGACAGACGTTGCGCGCCTGACTCCATCTGTCGAAGAACGCGCCCTCTACCGCGTTCCAGTCCCCGTCCAGCCACGCCTGCACGAGCTGCTGAGAGCCGACCAGGTACAGCCGTGAAATGTAGTCCGGGTCGTTCGTCAGGAGTGCCCGGTTGTCCTGCACCTTGGACGGGATGTAGACGCGGCGATGCTCCCGGCCATTCGGAAGTGTGTCGCGCAGCACCTTCATGCCCGCCGGCGCCGGATCGATGAACCTGCGCTTGATCCAGAACTGGCCAGACCCGCCAGGGTTGGCGGTCATCATCAACTGAACCGGGACGCCGACCTTAGAGCGGAGCGCGCCCCACAAGCGATCGATAGGCGCAGGATCGGCGTAGTTGCCCGCCTCTTCCACGGCAGCGTCGCTGAGGTTCTGCCCCTGAAACTTCTCCGCCGCGGCGGTGTTCTCCAGCGGCCGGAAGCGGAGACGCCCGCCTTTCGGAAAGCGGAACAGCTTCTTCTGCTCGTGCCACTGCGCGCCGAGCGGCGTGTAAATCTCCTTCGCCCGCTCGATCAAGTCGTCCGTCTGCGGCATCTCCTTGCGAAAGAAAACGCCGTTGAAGCCCGCGCCGTAGCGCTCCTGCTTGATCGCGTACTTGCCGAGAACCCCGTCCGACTTTCCCCCGCCCCGCGCGCCGCCGAACAGGATCTCCGGAATCGGGCAGTCAATGAGCGCGTGTTGCGGGCCCGGCTGCGGCGCCCAGATCAGCCCCATGCGTTTCTGCCCATTCCTCGTCGGTCTGCGGCTTGTCGGAGATGATGCGCTGCACCGACTCCGAGGTCTGTTCGCTCTTGTCCACGATCAGTCCGTTGAGCTTGGCGGCGTCCATGAGCGCGGCTCGCGCTACAGAGAGCATCTGCGCTTCTTCACTCTTCTCGCCCTTGGTCGCGATAGAGAGCAGGCGATCCGTGATGCTAGCGATCGTGACTTCCGTCCTCGCCGCGGCTCGCTCCTGGATTTCAGCGACCCTTTGGGCGACCCTTTGGTTTCCTTTGAGCGTCGCGGCATTGCCGTCGTTCGACTTGTACCCCGCCAGGACGTAGGCCTCCGTGGCCGTCTTTCCCTTCGCCAACTCTTGGGCGAAGTGCTCGTGGCGGGCGTTTTCGAGCGCCGGCATCAGCCTTCCAGAGCTTCGCGCATCTGCTTGGCGGCATCGCGGATGAACGCCTCGTCGGGCTCGCCCTCGATCGACACATCTACCCCTTCAGCGCCGATCGTGCCGTGGAGGTGGTAGCGGCCGGCGATGCGGTCCATTCCGCCGGTGATGCCGAACTCGGCGAGGATCGCGGTTGCATCCTTCACGCCCGCTTCCTCGATCCGCCGGGCGCCCCGTCGCCGTCATGGTCGAACGGCCTGAGCCTCGCCTTCAGCCCCTCGACTTCCTTGTCCTTGGCGTCGAGTTGGGTCTGTAGGATTGAGGCTGCGATGGCGGTTCCGAGGGACAGGCCGATCAGGAGCGCGAGCAGAAGCGCGAAGACTTCGTGGGTCATGGGCGGCTCGCGGGGTTGGAAGCCAGCTCACCGACTCTTGCGTTCAGACGCGGGCGGGTGAGTGTGTCGGGGCTGGCGTTCTGGAATTGCGTTGCACATGAGGCCCGGCGTCGTGCCCGGTTCCTCGGAGATCGACTCTAGCCCCTGTGGCGCTCAGCCTGGACCGCCCGACCCCCTGCGCCGAAGCGCAGCCGATATGTCCAGGCGATAGTGGCACAGCTTCTATGAAACGCAACATCTAGTTCACGCCGCCACCATGTGTGCGACATCTAGCGTCTTGTGGCGGGGCGGATCGAACCCTTCGATCAGCAGCTTGCGCCGGTCCTTGCTGGGCGCGGCGAGCACCGTGGCGAAGAAGCTGAAGTAGTCCCCGGCCGTGATCTGCACCCGCTCGCCCTTCTTCGGCCGGTACTTGGGCGCCTTGATTTCGCGGGTCAGGTCGAAGACCCCCGCGCGCTCATCCATCTGAAGGCGAAGCACCTCCCTGGCCGGAAACGCCGCCGGCCATGCCGCGCCGTCCTCACGGATCAGTCGCACGAAGCCGGCGACATGTTCGATGCCGTGGAGGTCGGCGAAGTCGGCCGGCTCGCAGAGCGTGAAGACGTAGCCCGGCATCAGTGGGCCGGAGTAGATCTCGCCGTTTCGCATCTCTCGCATCATCGGGACGAAGGTTGGGAATCCTCGCTCTGCCAGAAGCGCCGCGACGGTTCGCTCGTGCTGGGTCTCGACGCGCAGGGCGTACCAATCGCAGTCGATGCGGTCTTCGGTGCGCTGCGATCGGCTCCAGCCGCCCTTGAGGTAGGTGGCGATGCGGTCCCACAGCTCTTGGTCTTCCTTGCTCAACGTCCTTCCTCCTGTGGGGTGAGGTCGTTTTGGTTCGTCCCAGGGCTCTTGCCGGCACCTGTGCGGCCGCCTTTCAGTTGGCTCGGCATCCGCCCTACTCCGCCGCAACCGGCGCGCTGCGAAGGTACTCGCGCAGCCGCTTCGCTTCGGCCAAGTGACCGGCCTGAACGTCCTTCCACTTGCGATAGGCCGGCGGCATGTCCTCAAGCTTGATGTGACCCGGCATAGGCCGCGACATGCTAGAACCCGGCGGGTTCTTCCACATCGGTCCGGCTTTGGCGCCC